ACTGGATGAGGAATGAGTTTGGACTCAGGCCTCTCCGGGAATACATCATAGAAAAGCATATTTATGGATGTAGGAGACAAGCACCAAACTACGCCACGGGAAGCAACTAATGATCCCGGTAACGATAATATTAATGCCCTTAAGAATGCACACTTAACTCCTAGAGCTATAAAAGCAATTCAAAAGGGTGTCGATATTAAGAATGAGGATTCAACAGAAGACTCAACAACAAATGGGAGGAAGCCAGCAGAGCGTAAGAAGGCTGCTCCTCCCGTTAAAAAGAATAGGGCTTCAGTAAGTACACAGAAGCCTAAAACAAAGCCTAACGTATCCACTAAGGTACAGGTTAAATCAGGAACGCCATCTAAGGCGTCTACAAAGACTTCTAAGGCCGTTAATAAGCCATCTAAGTCTATTCCTACCAAACCGAAGTCTACACCCGTTGTGAAGTCATCTGGAGGGACTGCGACTGCATATGTCACTTTACTCGATATGATTAATGCCGGAGCTAACAGATAGAGAATGGAGAGCTGAAGGTCGTCGTTTATTTAGAGAAGAAGGATTAACCATTAAACAGATTGCTGACAAGATCGGCAAACGTGATGGTATCCGGATTGAAAACAGTAACAGTCAAGGCATTAAGTTTAGACCTACTAGTATTAGGGCTGATCGAATTAAAGCTGAGAAAGTACCTGATTCCAATCGTACTTTATTTATTAGTGACGAATCCTTCGAGACTTATAAGCAGTCTGTAGCTCAAGACAAACGTGGTATTGACGCTAGAACAAGACAAGCAACACAAGATAGAGGAATTAAGTACAACAAAGGTCACGGTCAATCTGCAAAGACAGGTGGACCTACCTCCTCTAGAAACCTCATGCTAGAGAATGGCGCTAGGAATAGTGCTCATGGTGCAGCTAATCCTAACCGTGCTTCTCTACTCAATACTGGTGTTGCTACTAGCTGGAAAGAAGATGCAATTAACTATCAAGACGCTTCTGGCTTACCACTTGAATATACACCTAAAGATAAACAACGGATCCGTAATGCTCCTGCTGACATGGTAGATGAGGTTACTGCTCAGGTAGATGCTGAACGTTGGAAGGCTATTAAGGCCAACCCTCAAGCTAGACCAGTCAGAACTAATCCTAATGCTCGGGTAGTTAACCCTCCTACTAAACAAAACTTCCAGGGTCTGACTATTGATAAGACTAGACCTGGAGTTAAGTTACATAGAGCAGGTAAGGGTCTTAATATTCTAGGTAAAGCTGCAAAGATACCACTCATTGGTGGTTTGACCGTAACAGGTCTTTCTTTACTAGAAGGTGCTTCCCCTTTGGATGCAGCCGCTGCTGGTTTAGATACTGAGAACCCTATTAGTAATGGTGCTTTTGCTGATGCAACACAGACCGGTATGGCAAAAGATCAAGCAGTAAGACCTACCTATTACAGCAAGAAAGGACCAGATCTAACTACACCACAACAATCTAATCGCGCAGCACTACTACGCAAAGATCCATCCCAAGAGCGTGGCTACGAAACTATTCAAAGAATAGGTGGACAAGCTATGCAAGCTATTGGCGGTTGGATGAAAAAACTAGGAATTAATTAAATGCCTTACGCCCCGCACCACGCGGCGGCGAAGCAGAGAAAAGCTACACATCGGAATAGACAGAAAAATAAACAGGAAAACCCTGTTAAACATATTCTTCAAAACATGTTATGGGATAGCCGTAAAAGATCTAAAAAGAAAGGTATAGAACATACCCTTACTTACGATGACCTTATTAAAGCATTCACACCTATCTGCCCCGTCACTGGGGTGGAATTGTTGTGGAAATGCGGGCACGGTAAACCACAAGAAAACTCTCCTTCGCTTGACCGAATCGATTCCACCTTGGGTTATACACCGGACAACATATGGATAATCAGCTACCGAATAAACAGAATCAAAAACGACGCAACACTAGAGGAACTACAGATGCTAGTAAGAGCACTCTCACCCTCCTAAAAGAAGATTTTAAAATGTTCTTACAGGCACTCTGGTATCAGCTAGGTCTGCCTAGTCCTACACGGGCTCAATACGCCATTGCAGACTATCTACAGCACGGTCCTAAACGCTTGCAAGTTCAGGCGTTTAGAGGTGTGGGTAAGAGCTGGATCACAGGTGGATTTGTCCTCTGGACGC